AAGGATGAGGTCGGTTCGCTAGGTGTCACATCAGGAGCGTTGAAGTCATCAACGCTGATGGGATCCACCTCTTCTTCATCGACTCGTGCAGCACGGGAGGTCTTGCCAAGGACAAGGTTCAGACGTGCTTCCAGTTCCTCGTAGGACTTGAAGTTCTTAGGGTCGGTGAAGTCAGCAAGAGAGTATTGCTGGTTGTAGATCTCTTCAAGTTTGTCATCATCAAAGTCACCCAGTGTGCTACCAGCAGCGAACTCGGAACGATCGTAGTTCCAGTAACCGTCTTGCTTGACGATCTTCAACTTGAAGTCAGCACCTTCCCAGAAGCAGAAAGGATTGATGGGTTTCTCATCCTCAAACTGAGGTTTCATTGCCTCAACAATCTTGTCGTGGATCTTCTTACCATACTTGTAGAGGAAGACACGACCTTCATTCTCAGGGTGAAGGGGATCCTTGACAACATAGATGTTGGAGTAGTAAGACAGCTTACGCTTCTGCTTACGAGCAATCTCCTTGTCAGAGTCAAGACCACTGTTCCAGAGGACTCGGTTCAGGTCACCAAGAGGATCCTTCTGACCGAGAGTGGTCAGGGAGTTCTCGATGTACCAACCACCAGGACCTTGGAAGGCGTGAGACCAGACCTGTGCCCAGGGCAGATCTTCACCAGTGGGAGCAGGAAGGAAACGGATGACAGCATAACCGTTACCTGCTTTATCAACCTCTGGTTTCCAGAGGCGTTCGTCGGGTCCATTGCCCGAACCTTTGCTCATCTTGTCCAGTTCTTTGGTCAGAGCGGCGATAGAACCGCTGGACTTTTTGAGCGATGCGAAAGACATTGTATTCTCCGTGTGTGTTTTGTATTTGGTCTGTGTACCCCGTACGCTAAACAGGGTACTGTATTTAGGCGAGGAGAAAGGAGGAGTAGTCTTGACTCCTCACCACCTCAATAATATACGGCATAAAAAAGGGGGTGTCAACCCCCTTGAAGTTCTTTTTTCCATCCGATCAACTTGTCTTCCATGACCTGTAAGATCGCTAGCAGGTTACCCTGCCCTCCTGTGTAGATGGATGACACCGTGTCGATCCTATTCTTCATGGACTTGACCTCGGACTCGTCGTCCCCTTCCTCTTCAACATAGTTTGCCATCATCTCTAAGCGAGAGTAGAAAACTTTCTGCTTAGCAATGAGTTCTAGTGTCTTGTTGATGTGTTCAATCTTCTGACCAGGATCAAAGTTCTCAAAGTCCTGAGACATTTTGAGCAGGTCAGTGTATGTTGATTGCAATTCGTTCAGTTCTTCTTGAACGATTTCTGACTTAAAGAATTCGTCAGTCATAGTTTTCCTCCTACTACCCCACTGTTAACGACGCGGGTGTAATCGTCTAGTGATCCATCCTGAATACATTTCAGATGCCAACGGGAGACTGTGAGAACTCCCTCATAATTAGCACCAGTAATGAAGTGTTGACCCAGTGGGTCCTTCAAGATAGAAGTGAAGAGACCAAAGCGTGTCTCTTTAATATAGAAAGCATCATCGATCCACTCAACGTCCAGAGGAATCTCTTTCTCTACTGTACCCCCAAAGGATTGGGAGAGTTTAGAGCGGGAGGATCCCACGACTGGTTCGTTTGATGCAGTTGAGTTGTTGGGCATTGGCTTTGATCTTGTCTTTGAGTGGTTTGCTGATGAGTTTACCTACCAGTTCAAACTCGATCTCATACTCTTCACATACTGATGCGACTGCTTCGATGTAATTGATGAGACCGTTGTTGTTCTGCACTGTATGTTCTACGAGGGCACTGAACTTGTTCTGTGTCATGAAGTTTTCTTCTAATTCTTTCACTTGATACTCTCCTGAAAGAATCGATAGTCTTTGATCCATTGGCAGAGCGTATCAATGTATGGTATCTTATCATACTTTTCAACGACCTGCGTCTGTCCGTCTTCCGCAACAGAAAGTGTCACAAGTTTCTTGACCTCAACACCAGTGCGTTCCCAATACATGTAAGCATACGCTGCTTCCTGTACGAAATACTTCTCCAACCAGGACTCCTGTTTGAGTTCCTTAGTTGTCTTGAAGTCAATGATTGCTAGATCGCCATCAAACTCAGCAATACAATCAACACGGCCAGCAACGCATAGATCATCAGAATAAAGAGGGGCTTCAAGAACGTGAACATTATCAATACGATCAAGCACCTCACGAGCAGCCCTGAAAAGGATCGCGGGTAGACCCGTGCTCTCTTTAACTGCTTCCAGATTCCCCTTGATGTAGTTCTCGACGATGCCATGATACTTAGTGCCTCTCCATGATGATGTACGACGGATCTTCTCCGCCTCAGTCCAACCAACTCGCTTCTCCCACTTCCTGATACCCTCGATGGATTGATGACCAACGACAGTAGTCACAGAAGGATACCAGTTACCATTAGGTGACTTGTAGAAGCGACCTTTCTCACCTGTCTTGCTTTCAAGTTCCTGTAACTCACAAGCAGGACCAACATGATTAAATGTCTTCATCAATTAAACCCGAGATTATTTTTGGAGATGAGATACTCACGAACGATACCAGAACGTACGATGTCTTCAATCCCAAACTCCACACACTCAAACGAGGGCATGGTTTGAAGGATCTTCATGAAGTCTAGCACACCAGTGCGCTCGTTGCTCTTGATGAGGTCAGACTGGGTGTAGTCACCAGAGAAAATAATCTTGGCGTCTTCACCAACACGGGTGATGATGGAGTCTAGTTCGTGGAAGTTTAAGTTAGAGAACTCATCCACAATTATAATGCACTTGTCAAGGGTAACGCCACGGATGAATGACGTTGACCAGAAGGAGACAGTCTCTTGTGCTCTGAGATTATCGTAGAGCATCTCGAAACTATTATCATCAGGCATGGTGAACATGTACTTCACCATATTCTTGTATGGAATCTGGTACAGGTTACTCTTATCCTCATGGTCACCAGGCAGGAACCCGATCTCTCTGGTAGGCACCAGCGAACGGACCATGTAGATCTTCTCGTAAGGAGACTCAGGATCTAACACCTGCTGCATGGCAAGGTAGAGACTGATGAAAGTCTTACCTGTACCAGCGGCACCGTGCAGCACCAGATTCTTCCCCTCGGCATATGCATTGAACACCTTCTCCTGATTATCAGTCAGGGGTTCGATAGTTTTAAGGTGGTCAAGGTTGATCGGCTTTTTCCGTCTCATTTGTTTGGCTGTCATACCATTCATGTTCGGAGTCTTCTGACGCTTTCTTGCTGCTGGCATATCAAGTGTATCGTGAAAGGTTAGCACCAGGGTGAGCCTGTTGGATCTTAGACATTACATCTTTGAATCCATCTGACTGCTTTGGTTTACCATAGGTAGTACCGTTGATTTGATTACCAAAGTACCGTTCTAATTCTGGATGCTCTGCCTTGTATTTATCGAGAGCGTGAATAGACATTACCTCAGTAATGATTTCACCTGTTTCTTTGTTTCTAAAATCGTAGGTAGGCATTGTCAGTTCCTATTCTGTGGTTGTGCAATGGCACAGATATACTTTGCCGTTGGCATGTCTGCCTCAAACAATTTCTTTGCCTCGTTCTGAGATGCTGCCATGACACTCTTGAAGTGATGACGATTCCCTGTACTGTTCAGGGTGTAGCAAATCTGATAGGGATACTGTTTCATGGTATAAGAAGTGCAGATTGATAGCAGGGATCCTCTTGCTCAGGGCAATCACATGTGCTGTCACACCAACCCAATGCCTCAGCAACAGTCGGGAACTGACATACAAAGTGACGCTTACAGAGTTCAGCGATCTCCATGTGTTCTTTCTGTGTACCATTAGCAGTACGCAGATTGATATAATGGATCCATGACCTGAGATTTCCTGTCATGTAGAGTTTTGTTCCTACGGCGAGGGGAAGCACGAAGCGAGCACACTCCTTTGCAATATCATCTTCAAGCATCTGTTGATAGAGTTCCATACCACGCTTGAAGTAATCTTGCATGAGGATCTCATACTTCTGAACCAGAAAAGGATCCAGGTCATCGATACTATTCTGCCTGTTCTTGGTGTCTTGACGACGCAGTTCAGGCAGTTGGATGTCACCCAATTCAGATGAGTCTGCATAGCGTTGAGAAAATTCTTGGAAGCAGAACGAACGGTGCCTCAGAATTTGAGCTGCCAGTCCCCTGGTAGTCTCAATCTGTAAGGTCATCGATGCCTGCTCAAACACAGACCAGTGTCCATGCTTGATGCAATACTTCAACAGACCACCAACCTTAGGGTTGTCCTGGTTTGCTGGGTTGCTCACGCGAGCAATGTAACCGATAGTTTTCTCTGCATCGGGAGTGACAGAGACCAGACATACTTGTGGTTTCATTTCAGTAAGAGTTTAGCGACGAGGTATAGTCCCAAGGATTGAAAGTATCCTATCACGGGTAGTCCAAAGATGGCAGGCATTGAAACATTCCACGCTGCCCATACAAGAAAGGGTGCGACCATTAATCCACCGAGGAAACCCAACGTGGTGAGTGCCACCATCTTACTGTCTTGATCCGTCCAAGGTTGTTCTTCTTCACCAGGTTTCTTGATGTTGAATGTGTACATGGAGTTCTTCATTTCTTTTTCTTGTCCTTTTGCTGAGACCCATACAGTTTAGGATTAACTCTCCCTTCTGTCTGGGTCATGTTTACAAAGTCATGGCGGTAGTGATCCCAATAATGATCAAAGATATCTACTCTCTTAGGAGCAACAGCAATGTCAAACTTGGTCATACCATCCAAGGTATATTCAATCAAGTAGGCAGTGTAAGGCAAGGACCTGTCTTGACTCAACGATGGGTCACAGTCCTCGAAGAGTATCTTAATCTTCAAGAGCGATTGCCCCACTGAATCTGGGGGAATGCTTCACTAACACATGCCTTGGTAACTTTATACTTCTTACCAAGAGCCTTGTCCTTAGCAGCGATGACAACCTCTGCTTCATCAGGATGCAGACCTTCGAGCAGTTGAATGAACATCTGCTCACGCTTCATGGCACTGATGTTAGATCCACCCTTGAAGAAGTGGTGGAGGATACGTGACTCATGCTCCAATCGTGTGTGCTCAGTGCCAGCAGGTGCCTCGTTCTTATTGTACGGAGGAGCACCCTCAGGCAGCATAGACACGATGGATTCATCGTAGTTGATGATCAGAATAGATTTAAGTGCTTGACTTACGTGGTCTTGCAGGATCTTAACCTTTTCTGCTTTGGTCTTTGCGCTGTGTGCCTTTTGTAGGACTTCGGAGATTAACAGTTTCATATCAAAAGTCGGTGATGTGATCTAGCATTTCGGTCAACTCATGCCTACCAAAGTAGACATACATCTGTCCTCGACCAGGAGGTTCAGTAGTTTCAAACGTATTTATGATGTCATCGTAAACTTGTTTAGGAATGCAATCAAAGTCGATTAATTTCCGATTGCGTTCGTAGTTCTGTGCGGTTACATCATCGCAGAATTGTTCGGGAGACATGTCCAACCACCGTTCAAGTTTTACTTTGGACAGTGGACGTTGACGTTTGCCAGCAACGAAGGTGTCATCATCAGACAGATAGTTAGGGATACCATCACCTCTATCACCCTTAATGATGTGCTCCAAGAGATACTTCTTGGGGTCTAGACACTGGACAAACTTCTTCTGGATAGGATTGTATTGTGAGACAAACTTATACCGTTGAAGTTGTTGGAAGTCTTTGTCACCACTCATGATGAGGACTTTCTGTGGTGGTTGCATGTTGTTCTGCAACCTGATGTTACGGTATGCCTGGTCCTTTACAAGGGATGCGATGACATCATCTGCCTCAGCACCATCGACTTCGATAACCTTGTAAGGAAGATTCTCTTTGATCTCGTCACGAATACGATTCAAGACATCAAAGATCTCATTCCAATCCAGAGAAGACTTCTCTCGATCTTTCTTACGTGTACCTTTATAGTAAGGAAACTCTTTGCGTCGCCAGTAATGCTTGCTGTCATAACAAAGGACCAGTTCACCATACTCCTTACTAAACTTAGAGCGATAGTATCGCAATGAGTTCAGTACCATATGGCGGACTAGTCCTTCGCTGATAGTCTGACTGGTTGACAAAGAAACCATTAGGTTGCTGATGCAAACCTGATTCATATCAACAAGGATCATTAGACCTCAATCGTCTTCGTCATACATCATATCATCTTCGTCATCGATGTGCAAGTAGATCAGAGGCTGGTCAGTCAGTTCTCC